CAGGTTTGTGTTAGTTGTAGATTTATTCAAACGTCAATTAGGATGCCACACGGCTCTGAACAAAAAGAGCTTGTCGTGAAGTGTGAGAACGGACACGCGCCAATCTGGTTATTTACCGGCGGCGCGTGCAGAGACTATCAACCTAAATCAATCAATCAAAACAAGGAGCAATGAAATGAACAACATTTTGAAAGATTTTACAAACGCAGAATTACTGAGAGAAATGCACGAAAGGATGGGCGGCGGCAAAGTCCCCCTATCCACCAGAACCAGGCATGTCGAAATATTAATTCCTATTGACAAAAAACATAGGGTGTCTATTCACATGACAAGGGGTGCATATAAAAGCATGATGAGGAAATGAGATGAGCACTAAAAACAAAATCGAAATCACACGCGAAAATAAAAATCTTGGATGGGCATGGAAACAATGGACTCCAAACGATCCAGAACCGCCTACAGAGCCAGACTATGGAGGGACTCTTTCACACGTACTTAATCGCATCTACTGGGACAGAGCTTTTCAATGCGCGAAGAACGCGTGCAAGTGTTATACAACACAGTGGTTTGCTAAAATCGATGAGAGATGGCTGCCAATTAGATTCGAAATTGCCGATCCGTCCGATCTGTTCTATCGCAATAAAGAAACCGGTGGTTATCTGTTTGATTCAATTACCGCATTTGTCGAAGAATAAGGAGAAGAGAAATGAAAATGTCATGTTTACCCGAAGGGGTCAACTGGAACAATAAAGAATTTACAAAAGAGATGTTGGATTACATGCGGGCTGTGTATTGTATGCACCCGATGGTATTAGATGCACTTGACTACATTGCCGAGCTGGAAGCGTTCATTGACCAGCTAATCGAGGCNGGGAATGANTTGACTGCCAACCCTACCGTTGGCAATTATGAGGAACGAGAGGCTACGTGGACAAAACTTTGGTTGAAATGGAAGGCGAGAAATGAACTGTAAGAACTGTAAGAATTGGGTGTTTGGTAGGTGCGTTGTTTCCAATCTCGTGGTTGGACCAGATATGCTCTGTAATGCATGGGAATTATCTCAGAGTTATGAGATGGTAGATATGCAATTTGCAACGTTTGACGAAGAGGAACTCCATAAACGAATTATGGAATTGGAATATAACGCGGCAAACAACGCAATGAGCATGCATGCCATAATTGACATGCTTGACATAGACAACGAAACTCAAGGCTTTTCAGACGACATGTACAAAACCGCTCACAATTTGGCGCATAAGCTGCGTGACCGTGTTGCAGAGCTGGAGGCGGAAGTTACAAAGGGTCACGAATTACAAGATTCGTATTGTGACCGCATCGCAGAGTTGGAGGGGAAAATTGACCAACTTACCGCTCATAGTGACATAGAGCGGCAGGATGATAAATGGATTCCGGAGGTGCAGGAATGAGCGAGAAATCAGAACTGCTTGTGAACGAGTTAGTTGCCGCATCCATCGCCTTCGGGCGTGGCGTTGAACCGGACTGGCAGACGCGGATTGAGACGGCGCAGAGAGAGTTGCGCGAGTATATCGAGGGGCTGGAGGCAGGGATTCACGATGAAACTGTTCCTGAAAAGTTTGACGAGAACATTTCAGCACTTCAAAAAGAATTTTCAATGCGGTTTGAAAATGAATCCCCAGTCGAGTTTTTCAGAGCAATCCGCGCTGGACAATACCCAACACCGCCAGAGGTGAAATAATGTGTCAATTCTTTAGTTTCGTAACAGATCCAATCAACCACCCAGCGGAGTATTACTTCTTCGACTGGGTATACCGCAAGGCAAACCTCGAAGATGATGGAGTGGACAGCCATTCTCATATCTGCGCATACTACAAACTCAACGAGGACAAGTGCAACAAATACGAGTACAGCCCGGTGACGGGTGAGTTTGTAGTTGACCAAATCAATTCCAAGAGGGATGATTCAAATGCTGCAGAAAAGTGGGCGCAACGGCTTGACTTCAAAACAATCATCGAGCCGCTAATTATCAAGCCGATTGTCAACCCGTTCACCTTGCCGATGGCGAGCAACCCAACGGACGAGCAGATTGGCTGGCTTAAGGAGTGGGATTCGGTCTGGACTTCGGTCAGGGATTCGGTCTGGGATTCGGTCAGGGATGCGGTTGGGGCTTCGGTCGGGGCTTCGGTCAGGGCTTCGGTCTGGACTTCGGTCTGGACTTCGGTCTGGGATTCGGTCAGGGATTCGGTCTGGACTTATTCCAGCAGCTTTTTCGCCATCAACTACGAATACGATTTTTCATCCGCTGTCCAACTATGGGAGTCGGGGCTTGTGCCCTCGTTTGACGGTAAAACGTGGCGATTGCACAGCGGCACGAATGCAGACATTGTTTACGAGTGGACACCGGAGGTGACTGAATGACAAGCAACATGAAACCCAAAATATTGATTTGGCTAAAGCAACGGTTGTCAAGGTTATTGTTTTCGTTGTTTTTGAAAGTAGAGGGTCAAACAGAAGAACAGTATTGGAATCTTATCCGTGAATATATGACAGACGAGGTGCAGGAATGAACGCATCCGAGCGTGAGCAGATGTTAGAACGGCGCGTCATTCATCCAGCGACCTACCGTGTACGCCATGATAACGGCGAGTGCTTTGAGGTGCACGGGCTGACGCTGGCACGCATCCGCAAGCTGGTCAAGGCGGAATGCGAGGATCGCAACTGGCTGATTGAAGATACGGAGTGGTGGGAGGTAACTGATGGCGTTCGTTAGTGGATTGTTGGTCGGCATGGTGATCGGCGCGTGCGTTGGTCTGGTAGTGCTGGCGATGTTGAGCGTGACGGTGGGAGGCGAGGAATGACCGGCTGGCTACTGTTTGTTGGATTGGCAAGCGTGTTGGTGGGTCTTGTTGTCGGCGTTGCTCTCGGAATTTATTACAGCGCATTGGGCATCGCTAAGATGGTCAAAAAAGGCGAAATCATTTACGTCAATAAAAGTGAGGAGCAGGAATGAAAAAAACGCACAAATACTCACGGATGTGTGAGTTGACTTCGGTACAGTTATGGGAACTTAGCTCCGACAAAAATGTGACTGTCTATCAAGCCGAGTTTACCAGATATCGTGACGACATTAAACAAAGCATGTTTTTGGTTGAATGGGAGCAAAAATGAAAACCCACTTCACCAGCATCGAGCGCATCGAAGCCAACCGCGCGCAACTGTTCGCGTGGGCGGACGAGGGGCGGTCGTACTTCTGGATGGCAAAAGAGCTCGGAATCAATGACCGCAATGCCAGTGCGGTAAGCAAGTGGTTCTTGAAGCAGGGCATACGCAGGAGGGTGGGGAAGTGAGCGAGATTGTCTGTAAGAATTGTGGCGCAAAAAATCTAATACCAAACTGGGAGTAAAAGAGTCAATGAACAGAGTCCAAATCCAAGTCTACAAGACGGCTGTGGCATACACGGCGGAGAAGGCGATCGAGATCCTGGAAGAATACATCAATGGCGCTGACCAGGCAAGAGGCAGCTGACGCACTGGTTGCCACCGGGCTTGACCGCCAATCGCTTGAGGCAATTCTGCAAGCGGTAAAAAGTGTCAGTGCGACAGGTTGGGGTGAAATTGTTTTGACGATCAAAAATGACCAGATTGACGAATGGAGTGCAAACGTAAGGGGAAAACCGGCGATTAATAGGAAGTAAGGGTATTGATTTTGGCAATTCTGTGCTATACTTAGGGCAATTGAACAGGGTATTTACCCGAACTCGTGAGGAGCAATAGCCCCGGGGTTGTTTGTCAGAAATGACTGCAGCTTCGGGTTTTTTGTTTAACTAATTTTACGGAGGTAGAAATGAATTTTGATCAAGTGATTAATGGTGTACCCCTGATATTTGTTGTCATGGGGCTGGTGGAGTTAATCAAGGTGTTTGGTATTCAGGGCAAAGCACTCACTGCTACCAGTTTTGGGATTGGGCTTGTCATTGGGCTTTTGTATCAAATTAGCCTTGGTATGCCCGCAAATTATGCCGGCTGGTTTGGCGCGGCATTGTTTGGACTGGCACTTGGGCTTGTTGCCAGCAAGGTCTATGACGCGATTGGAAGTGCGATAGTCAGGAAAGTAAATTTATATGAGTTCCCGGTTGAAGACGTTGACGACAATGAGGCCGCCGGATGAACATGGGCTGGCTGTACGAGCTCGAAAAGTACACCATTGTGGTCGCCGCGCTAATCATGGCTTATGCTGAATTCGCGCAATATTTCAGGCACAGAAAAAGCTGGATCAAGTTCGCGCTTGGGTTGATGGCGATGTATTGGGTGGCTTACTATGTGTTCTCGATCTTGCGAGGCGTGTTCGACTGGCAATTTTTTGATCACCAGGTGTTTGTCAGGAGCGGAATTTTACTCACAATTGCCCTGGTTGGAGCGAACGCTTTCATGACATTACGAGTACTGGACAGGCTTGACAGATGAGCGCTGAAACGATCGTGATGTTATTGACGTTCGTGTTGAGCGCGGTTGCTTTGTATTTCTCTACTCGCAAGCAGAAGCACGAAGAAGCGGGCATTGATGCTGACACGATTGGCAAACTTTATGATTTGATCGAGAAGCAGGAAACACGCTACCAGGCGTTGAAAGCGGATCAGGAAACGGCTTACAAGGGTTTGAAAGCCGAGTTTGACACGTACAAGGAAACAGCCAGCGCTCAGATCGCCGATATTGCCAGCGAGAACGTGAAGCTCAGAAGGTGGGCAAAAAGACTGGTGGCACAGCTAGAAGCGGCTGGCATTGTGCCGGTCAAGTTTGAGGAATGAAAGCAGTGACATACTGAGGATCCAATGCTAACGCCCAAACAACGTTGTTTTGTTGAGCACTATCTGACCACGTGGAACGCGAAGGAAAGCGCGACGCTTGCCGGTTATGGCAGTCCGCAAAAGACCGGGTACCGCTTACTTCACAATCCCGCGGTGCTTGAAGCTGTCAATGAACGGCTGGTGGAGATGGGAGTGAGCGCGTCTGAGATCGTTGCGCGGATGTCTCAGTATGCGAGGAATAATCCGGCGAATTTTTTCATCTTTGCGGATGTGCCCGAAAAGGACATCAATGGAAACATACTGAAGGACGCGGATGGTAATCCGATCTTACGCCGGCAAATGGTGGATATCGACTGGGGCACCTTCGAGCGGTATGGATACTTAGTAAAGAAACTAAGCTACGATCGCAAAGGGCGCCCGGTATTTGAATTTTACGATGCACAAAGAGCACTGGAAACCTTGGGCAAATACGCGAAGTTGGATGTGGAAACTACCAGGAGCGATGGCCAAACTGTCGAGGATCTATCGGCAATTGTTGATTTGATAAAAGAAGCGGTGGGCAGCGATGAATCTTGAGAGGACAATCCCCTTTGCGCCACTGTCGAGAAAACACGCTGAGTATATTCACGGTGGTTTGGAATCCAGGATCAGTGTGGCGGAAGGCGCAATACGATCGGGAAAAACTTTGAATCACTGCATCATCGCAGCGGCAAGGCTTGAGATCTGCAGAGACAAGATCCACCTTGCCAGTGGGTCAACGATGGCAAATGCAAAACTGAACATCGGCGTCTGCAATGGATTTGGGCTTGAAGCGTTGTTTCGTGGGCGTTGCCGATGGGGAAAGTTCCGGGACAACGAAGCGTTGTACATTCAGACACAAACCGGGGAGAAGATCGTGATCTTTGCCGGCGGAGGAAAAGCGGACAGTTACAAACGGATCCTGGGCAACTCGTATGGGATTTGGATTGCTACTGAGATCAACGAACACTACGACAGCCCGGACAGCCGGACAAGTTTTATCAAAGTGGCAATGGGCCGGCAAGCCGCGGCTCTGGATCCACTGATCCTTTGGGATCTGAACCCTTGTAATCCTAACCATTCGATCTACGCTGACTACATTGACTTATACCGAGAGCAAAAGCTATCAGGGTATCAGTACCAACACTTCACGTTGGAAGACAATCTCAGTATTACTGAGGAGAGACGGGAAGAAATCAAAGCACAATACAATCCCAACTCCGTCTGGTACCGCCGCGATATCTTAGGCATGCGGGTGGTTGCTGAGGGGTTGATTTTCCGGCAATATGCAGACAATCCCGGGAAGTGGATCGTGAAGCAAGCGCCCGAGGATATCCAATTTATCACCTATGGTGTGGACTTTGGGGAAAATCACTCCCACACGGTCTTTGTTGCCACTGGGATACGCCGGGGTGGACGGGGAGTTGTAGCCCTCATGGAACACAAGCTGAAGAGTAAGGGCGTGGATCCAAGTCAGATTGAGGCGGAGTTTGTGGACTTTGTAATCAAGGTGATGCAAAAATACCCCAAGCCCCGCCATACGTACGCTTTTTGTGATCACCCGGAAACGATCATGAACGGGATTGAAAAGGCGCTAAATCAGAAACACTTGCCGGTACGAGCGGTTATGGCGCAAAAGGAAGAAATCCGAACGCGGATTTATGCCCAGGAAAAGTTATTGAACCGTGACCAAATGCAGATCATGGAGGAGTGCAGGTTGTTACAGCACTCACTCAGTAATCAGGCCTGGGATCCAACAAAACAAGAAGACACCCGGTTGGATAACAGCCCGGATGTGGCAGATGTGGCTGACGCCTGGGAATACTCCTGGGAAGCCTTTATTGATGAGATTGGAGTACGGTAATGGATCAGAAAAAAGTTATTGAAGTGATCAAACAGCTAACCGCACGAAACATAACCGTTAGTTCGATGTATGAAAAGATCAACACCTGGCGGGATTGGCTGAATGGTGAAATTGATGGGTTCTATGAGTACACCATGAGTGTGGACCTGGTAAGCAACCGGACTGCGAAAATGAAACGTCATCGGACGGACATGTTCAAGCGCGCGTGCGAGGATTGGGCATCGTTATTGCTGAATGAGCTGACGCGCTTTGAAATGGATAATACCCCGTCGGAAATTTGGCTCCAGGGGGATGACGGCAATGGCGGCGTGCTGGGGGATAACGACTTCCGGCGCAACGCGAACGAACTGATCATGGTTTCGCGCTGGGCGGGCACCGCAGCTTTTGAGGCTTATGTTGAGGGTGGAACCGTGGTTGCTGACAGTGGCCAACTACTGAGCGGCAAAGACATTGGTATCAATTATCTATCCGGCGATCAGATTATCCCCATTAGTCACCGCAATGGCATTGTCAAGGAAGTGGCATTCGTTTCCGAGAAAAGTGTCGGTGATGGGAAAAAGAACTACGATGTGAGTATGCATCTGTTGGAAAACGAGTTGTATACAATCAGTTACTTCACGATCGATGAAAACGGCAAGGTAATTGGTCAACCTGTCGTTGTTCGCACTGGGAGCCCGATTCCATGGTTCTCTGTGATCAGGAAAGCGGGCTATAACCGCTATGACCCAGCGGGCCCATTTGGGTGCGGCATTCTTGACGGCAACGAGGATATTCTCAAGGGGCTTGATACTGCCTTCGACAACTTCATTGTTGACTTCACATTGGGCCGCAAAATGGTATTCATGAACAGCACTTTGTTTGCCCAGGATGATCAGGGGCGGTTCATTGCTCCCCAGATGATGGGGGATTCGCTGTTTATCAATGTGGGCGATCGGCTCAAGTCAGAAAAATCTCTGCTTGAGGAATACAACCCACAGTTACGGGTCCAAGAGAATGCGGACGGTGTCCAACGGATGTTGGATATTTTCTCATTCAAGATCGGACTTGGTAAGGGGTTCTACAAACTCGATGAAGACGGCATGGTGAAGACTGCGACGGAATACACGGGATCAAAACAGGGCTTAGTCCGCAATGTGGCCCGTGAAATGATCGGTATTGAAGCAGCTTTGAAACAGCTGATAGAAGCGGTGTTATGGATTGGGGAGAATATTCTTCACATTCCGGGCGTCAAGTACGAGGAAGACGTGCGGGTGGTCGCGGACGATTCCTACATCACAGATGAATATACTGAGCGCAAAGTGTGGCAGGAAGAAGTTGCCCATGGGTTGAGGTCGAAGGCTGAATACCGTAAACGTTTTATGGGTGAATCGGATATAGAAGCAGCAAAGGCTATCCAGGCAATGAGAGAAGAAACACCGATGCTAACTAATCTGTTGGAAGAGCCTACTGAGTAAGGATGTTTTCGTTATTTCACCTCGACGATCTCGCAAAGGAAGCCTCCAAGGGTATCGCCCGGCTAAATTCCGATATTCTGAGGGCGTTGGGTAAACGGATTGCATTAGCGCAAAAGGGCGGATTTGACCGCATTTTATTGCTTACAGAGGCAGACAAGGAAGCCGACGCCCTGTATATGGCGATATTACGGGAATTAGACCGGTCAACCGCTACGGCTGGGGAAGTGTTTTCACAGGCAGCGAGGTTGTTTTATGAGAGTATGAACAAATACTATGCTGCCAAGGGGCTTACTCAGATCCCGATTGAACAGCAAAGAGCGATTGTTAACTTCGTGAACGCGACCGCGAGTAATACGAAAAATACCTTCATGAACCTCAGTAATACGACTGCTATTGGATTCAGAGTTATGGACCTGGACGGAACTGTAAAATATAACGGCTTCAAAACCCATTACCACAACCTGGTTGATCAAGCGATCACGGAGGTAGCAACAGGTAACAGAGATTATTCAAGTGCAATAAGAAGTGCTCTCAAACAAACTGCCGACAGTGGGATCAGGGTACTTGATTACCAAAGTGGATATTCACGGCGATTAGATTCAGCGATAAGACAGAACGTTTTGGACGGAGTAAAAGACATCGCTCACGAAGTTTCAATGCGCACGGGTGAGGAATTTGGCGCGGATGGGGTTGAAATTGACGCTCACAATTATTGCGCGCCGGATCATCTTCCATACCAGGGAAGGCAATTTACAAACAAGGAATTTGAGGATATTCAGAATAGCTTGCCGCGACAGTTTGAAATGTGGAACTGCCGACATACAGTTCACGCAATTATATTAGGCCTCAGTGAACCTCTTTATACTGAGGATGAACGACAAGCGATGAAAGCGCAATCGACCGAGAAGATCGAATTTGAGGGTAAGGAATACACACGTTACGAAGCCACCCAGCTGCAGAGACGTATTGAGACCTCAGTAAGGCAAAGTAAGGACCGAGCGATCATTGCGAAGGCATCCGGGGACGATCTGACACGACGCGTTGAGCAATTGAGAATCAATCAACTACAGGATAAGTATTCTTTACTCAGTAGGGGGTTTGGATTGCCGGATTCACGGGACCGAATGGCGGTTAGTGGGTTTAGACCGGTGAAGGCGAAATAAATACTGGTGTATAATATAGCCGTACGTAGTCGTTGCGAATGAACCAATCCACTAAGCTATGAGCAAACGCCTCTAACACAGGGGCGTTTTGCATTAATTGACTTGCAATTCCAAAAATATGATATACTTATTTTGTAATTGAATAGGGCTCTTGGCCCTAACTCACGAGCAGCATTAGCGCCGGAGTTGTGATCCTGAAAAGGTGATCAACATCCGGCGTTTTTGTTTGCAAAAAATAACATGCTGACGAGCAAACTACGGAGGAATACCATGGCAGAAGAAGCCGACACCACTGATAAAGATCAGGACACTACTACTCAGAATGAGGACAATTCTACGGCTGAAAAGTTGGAAAAGACATTCACCCAGGCAGAGCTTGACAAGGTGATCGCTGACAGACTGGCACGGGAACGCGCTAAGATGCCACCCAAGGACAAGCTGCAGGCCTTCGAGGAATGGCAGAAATCTCAACAGACCGAAGCTGACAAGCAGGCGGAACGAGAAGCGGAATATGCGAAGCTCAAGGCGGACACTGAAACCCTCCGCCGCGAAAACATCGCTTACAGAGCTGGCGTGAACGCTGAAGATGCGGATTATGTCATCTATAAGGTTGGGAAGATGGACGGGGATTTTGAGACAAATCTCAAGAAATTCCTGGAAGAGAACAAAAAATTTACCGAGCCCAAGACTGTCGAGGTTGAGGGAACGAAGCACAGCCCCTTGAAAAAAGGTGATGATCTGGAACTGACTGAGAAAGACCGCGCACTGATGGGGCTGCCACCTAAAAAGAAAGATTGAGGATTAAATGGCTAACACAATTGCCCTTTTTAAGAAATACATCGATGCGCTGGATGAGGTCTACCAACTTGAATCCAAAACATCAGTTTTGGAATCTAACTCCGCGCTCGCGAAGCAAGGCGCCAACACCAACGAGATCGTGATCCCGAAACTGAGCCTGGATGGTCTGGCTGACATTGATCGCGCCGGCGGAGGAAAATACGTTGCTGGTAATGTGGGGCTGGTCATGGAGACCGTCAAGTTCAATTTTGACCGCGGTCGGACTCTCCTGGTTGACGCTATGGACGTAGAAGAAGCCATTCAACGGTTTCCGTTGGTTGCTTCCGAGTTTGTTCGTACTAAGGTTGTACCCGAGCTGGACGCTTTTCGGTTTGCTACTTATGCCGGACTCGCCGGCACAGCTGCAACCCCAGCTACGCTCGCAGATGGTGCAGCCTTCCTAACGGCTCTGATCACCGCTACCGGCGTGATGGATGATGCTGAAGTGCCCGAATCTGAGCGCTATTTGTTCGCAACCCCAACCCTGATCAATGCGGTCATGGCGTTGGATACCACCAAATCCCGAGAGGTACTCGCTACATTTGCGGGTGTTACCAAAGTGCCACAGGCGCGTTTCTACACCGCGATCGACCAGTATGACGGTACTACTTCGGGCGAAGAAGCAGGCGGATACATCAAAAATGCACTATCCGGCAAAGACATCAATTTCATGATCGTCCACAAGCCTGCTTTACTCCAGTTCACCAAGCATACTGTTGCAAAGATTTTCTCTCCGGATGTTGTTCAGGATGCTGATGGCTGGAAGTTCAATTACCGGGCTTATGGTCTCGCCGATGTTTACGAAAACAAGGTCAAGGGCATCTATTTGCACAACAAGGCCTAAAAGGTGACTGATGGCGCACACTATCGGACGTATCGAAGTTTCTGAACCCAAACAGGTTGAAAAGCCCAAAGAGCCAGAGCAGCCAAAACCCGCAGCGCCGAAGAGGCCAGTCAAGAAATAACAGGAAACAGGAATGGACGCATTTATCGACTATCTCTATTACACAGGTAACGGTGGTACGTCCATCCCTGAATCTGAATTCAATAGGTACGCTATCCGTGCAAGTTACCAGGTGGATTACCTCACGTTCAAACGGGCGGAGGCAATCATCACAGCGGGCACGAATTTGCCGCTCATTGACCGTATCAAGCGGGCAACGATGGCGGTCGCTGATGTGATGAAGGAATGCTCAGTAAGTCAAGCGAATTTAGGCATTCAAAGCGAAAAAGTGGGTGATCACTCGGTGCAATATCGAGGAAGTGAAGAACTGCGCTCACACGAAGCTCAAGCGGTGCAATCGGCTGTTGAGATGTATCTTGGCCACACTGGTTTGATGTATCCAGGGGTTTGGTGATATGTACGCTCCGCATTCTATGACATGGTACGAAGGTCGTCTTGTGAACAACGCCCAGACCTACACACGTCACGAGATTAATGAGGTCATGTGGCAGGCGAGCAAGGCGACCAACGTCATCAAGTCGGGGAATTTGGGCGCGGATAAGGTCAACATTTGGGTGCCTTCTATACTGAGTGACGGATCTGAACGGGAAGCGCTCAGCATAAAGACTGGTGATTACCTGGTGAAGGGAATTGTGAAAGATGAAATAACTACTAACTTCCCAATCACATCGTTGATCAAGAAATATGATGCAGTGAAGGTTACATCAGTGGATCTGAAAGATTATGGTGTTGATTCGATGAAACACATTCAGATCGGTGGCGCGTAATGGCTGGAATCGCATTCATTGAAACGCCCCGAGGATGGGTGAAACATAAGGTCACGGCGAGCGGTAAAGTCACTGCTGAGCTGAAATGGAACCCAGGATTCGCACCGATGCTAAATCAAAATCACAACCGCGCGCAAGTGTTTTTAGACAGTGAGGTATTACGTACTTCCAATAAATTTGCGCCAGTTGTTACCTCTATGTTGGTGAAGTCCGGAATTTTGGGAACTGAAGCTGGCACTGGCGAGGTCGCTTGGATTGCTCCATACGCATGGAGGCAATATCACCTGGTGAACAGAAAAACAACTCAGAATGTCAACCCTAATGGTGGTCCGTATTGGTTCGAACGCGCATGGAAGATCTATGGTGAACAGATCAAAGCAAGCACGAAAGCATTCATCGTGAGGGGCTTATGAGCGACATAAAAGCAATTCAGGACTACTTACTGAGTTACCAGGCGCTTGAAGATGACCGCCCGGTGTGGGTGGAAATGCTGGGCGAGGAACCTCTGAGTTATACCGTCTTTCTGGTACCCGGTAAACAGGTGCAAGAAGACATTATTGGAAACAAGACTGTCAGCTATCCCTTTGGATTTGGCGCGGTGGAAGTGATCGCCGATAACAGCGCACTTCTGGCGGCTGAATTTTATGAGGAGTTTGCGGACTGGCTGGGGGAACAGACTGAATTGGGCAATCTGCCTGTGCTGGACACTGGCAAGGAAGCCATGTCGATTGAGGCGCTTGATACGGCAACGATCATCGAGCGCGCTGAAAAAACAGGGGTGTTTCAGATCCTCTGTAAGTTAGTTTATGAAATGTGAGGAATAACAATGGCTGCAACTAAAGCAAAACGATCAACTATCCAACACTATTTGAACACTGGCACAATCGCTGCGCCTGTCTGGAGTCGACTGGGTTACGCGGTAAGCACGGGTGAGATCGCGTATAACCCCCAAACGGAAGAAACTGCTGACATCACGATGGACAGCAAGGTCACTGACATCACCGGTTATGCGCGGTCACTCGCTATTGAGGGAGTGGTGTATCCCGGAGATCCTGTGTTTGATTTCATCGACAACCTGCGGATCAACATGGCGGTGCTCGACGGTTTGAAAACCGAACTGGTGAATGTGTGGGCGTACAAAACACCTACTGGCACCCCTTCGGTTTGGCCGGCAGAAAAAGTCACCGTCAACATCGGTATCGAAAGCATCGGTGGTGAGGGCGCGACCACTGCAAAGATCAAGTATACGATCTACGACGCCGGTGATCCTGTTTTGGGCACTTTTGAGCCCGTAGCCGGGGCATTTGCCGCAAGCTAACAAACTAAAACTTACTAATGCCCCTGGAACAACCGGGGGCAGAAAGGTTGTTTATTGATGGAATCATTAAAGCTCAAAACTAAGCGCGTTGAGGTCATGATTGATGATGATCCGGAGCGTGTTATCACCTTTAACCCGGAAGATGTGCACTTGCGCGGACGGATCTACGACTTAGGAAAAGTTGTGAAGCGTAAAGAAATCGAAATGAAACAGCGCATTGCTGAAATCGAGCGGTTTGAAGGCGAAGACGAATTAGGTTTGCCGTTGAAGGATGTTGCCGCCAAAGACCTGATGATCGAGCTCGCAGATTTCTTTACTACTGAGATCGACACGGCATTTGGTGAAGGGACCAGCAAGAAGCTATTCGTTGATGGTTTTGACTTCGATGCCATGGGAACGTTTTTAGAGTTTGCAACCAGCAAGTTTGAAGCAGTAGGTGCCAAAAAGATTGATGACCGGCTCAGTAAAAGTGTTGCTAAGAAAAAGGTAATGAAGTAGGTTCATGAACATTCTTGTTGACGAGCTGCCTGAAGCAATCGAAATCAACGGCATTGAATATGCGGTTAATTCCGACTTTCGTACCGGGCTTGGTTGCATTCTTGATATGGAAAGCAGCGAGCTCACCGACGAGGAAAAAGCCATTTTGTTACTGAGACGCATTTACGGAGAGACGATCCCAGACGATGTAGAAACGGCGATAAAACTCGCGGTGAAGTTTCTGGATGGCGGGAAAGAGCCGCCGGAAGAAGAAAATCCATTTGCGGATAATACAAGGTTGTATTCGTTTGAAAAGGACTCAGCGTTGATTTATGCCGCATTTCGTCAGACTCACGGGATTGATCTGCAAAAAGTCGACCTTCACTGGTGGCAGTTTTTGGCATTATTCCAGGATCTGGGCGCGGATACGGGCTTTTGTAACCTTGTAAACCTACGCCGACGCGTGAACAGTGGAGAGGCAACCAAAGAGGAACGGCAATACGCGCTCAAGCTGGGGGATGCCTTTATTGTCACGGACCCTGAAGACGCGCTCACTGAAGCAGACAGTGAGAACGTTGATTTATTCGACTTACTGAGTAGGGGGGGGCGCCTATGACCACTTATGCTGGTGAAGTAAGAATCAAGACAAGACTGGATGCAGCTGGTATCAATACGGGGTTGACTAAAGTCAGTGGTATGTTGGGCAAACTGGCTCTTGCAGTTGGTGTTGGTTTCAGCATTAATGCGATCGTCAATTTCTCGAAAGCTTCAGTTGAAGCAGCTTCGAAATCTGAATCCGCATGGACCGGGCTTGGTTTTGTTTTGAATGCGAACAATCGTTCTCTTACTGAGGCAAAAGGCTTCCTGGAAGATTACGTTTCTGATGGGTTGGTCCCACTGACAGACGCGATCAAGGCGTATCAGAATATGGTCATGCGCGGGTACGATACCGCTCAAATTGAAGACATGCTGAGGATTATGAAAGACTCAGCCGCGTTTGGCCGTCAAGGTCAATACTCAATGGGTGAAGCGATCGAAAAAGCCACTCAAGGTTTGCGGATGGAAAACAGCTTGTTGACCGATTCCGTGGGTATTCAGACGAATGTTGCCAGAATGTGGGACGAGTACGCGCGATCAATTGGAACGACAACTAACGCGTTGACCTTAGCTCAAAAGCGACAAGCAGAATACAATGGCTTTATGAAGGAAGGCGGTGTCTTTGCAGGTGCTGCGGCTAAGTATGCAAATACATACGCAGGTAGGATCTCACAACTTTCGACAGCATTTTACAACTTGCGGGTTGCCGTCGGCAATGCAGTAATCCCAATTCTCAATCAGATTATCCCGATCCTAACCAACGTGATCAACTGGTTTACGAGGTTGTTTAACATTGTTGGCCAGGTAATGAACCTGCTCTATGGAAC